TTTCAATACTAGTAGCGGTTTCTGCTAAAACATCTTTAACAGAGTCAACAATCAACTGTCTTTTTTTAAATAAATCACGTCGAGCCTCGTCCAATCCTTTTATCTTTACGCTCATATTCCAACCATGTTAATAACATATTCCTTATGCTGGCGTTCTGACTCAAGACTAATTGATGTAATCTTATAATACTTTGTCCTGTAAATTATTTGATAAGTCTCGTCGGGCTCAAATAAAGTCCTATATTGAATTCTTACATTGTAAGTATTTGGCATAACCATTTGCCCAGATTCTAACCCATTATTACCTCTGGTTTGTTTTACAGATGCAAATGTAACTATAGAGGTAATAGGAGTTAAAACAGTTCCTCCAGCTCCATCGCTTGCAGCTTGAAAGGTTACAAAACTTACCTTTTGATCATATTTTCCAAAGTTTATCATACAAACAAGTCAGCTCTATATTTTAATTCAGTTGAAATGCTAGCCTTTTGAGCGTATTGCTCCTGAACTGTAATAAAATTCTGACGATATGCAAAATCAGTTGCAATCCTTTTTAGCATAGCTACATGAAGGTCTTGAGGCAAAGGATTTGAGTTATTAAATCCAGCAGTATAGGTGTAATTTTCTACCTCTGTTTCGTCAGTTGTCACATCCGCCACCCAAGGGCCAATTGGATAAATTCTTTGTCCAGTTTTATTATTTGTTACAACCACATTTCTTTCTACGTAAAGCATTCCGCTTGCCTTCTCACTTTCGTTTCTAGCCGCTGGAATAAGTTCGTTAGTGATTAGTGTATCCCAATCTGAGAAATCTATTTGCATCCAGGCCTTAGCTTCTGCCAAAGTAATTGGCTCAGTAGCAACCGAAAAGGAATATCTAATGTCTAGGGGTCTAACTACGCTCATTTCGTTTTAATTTCTTGTTTGTCAATTTTGACCCAAACCGCTAACCCTTTGTTAACTAGGTAAGTGTCGTAAGTCTTGCCTACGCTTATTACTTCGTCTTTATGAAATGGTGCTAGGTCAACTAATAATTTTATCATAAAGATACTATTTATTTCATTAAATGTTTTTTCTCATTCCAAGGCTCGAAATCAGTCCAAGGTCTGTAAGAATGGAAAACATATAGTGAACGCATTAAACCAATCTTTAATCCAAGCTCTTTAACTCTCATCGAAAACAAAGAATCAAAAGCCAAGCTATTTTCTGTAAACTTAATTTTCTTCCAAGTCTTGTACTGAAATGCCATAAAAAATCCGGCAATATAATCTTTGATTTCTTCTACCCCACCCCCCTCATATGACATGGCGATGTTGTAATGGTTTCTAATGTTTAAATCGTTGCTAAACGCTTTTCCATGAAGTTGGTGCTTTGATCTTAGCCGATTGGTATAGCATCCCACCAAGCCAAATTTGTCTCCATCTAAAGACAAAGCATCATGTATTCTCTTCCCCCAATCTGGAGTCAGATACAATATGTCTCCGTCTTGCATCACTATCCAATCGTCATCATTTGCATTTATGCTGGCCAAGTATTCATTGTAGGCTTTGCCAATGTCTTTATCTAAGCTAAATGGGTTTGAATAAAATATTTTCATTTGTAAGCAACAAATTCTGGTTTACCTCCAAGCTCCTCCCATACTTTTAAATTATGTTTCCCACTTTCTCTTTTTACATCTATTGGAATTGAACTTTTAAACTCATTGTAATAATCGCAAACGTGAAATAAATCTAGGCTATTTGGCAAATCAATGTAAGGATAAGGAGTTAATCCTAGAAGGTTAATCCTTTGACTATATTCGACGTGTTCAAATCCCCAAATGCTAAATTCTGGCCTCATACCTCCAGCTGTTTTGATTGTCTTTTGTGTTAAAAAAAGCAAACATCCATTTGGAGCTTTATAAGTTGTAAATCCGTTCCATTCTCCTTCTTTTCTTACTGATGGACTATAAAATTGATTTCTGTGATTTTTTTCAAATGTCAAAGCCAAATGATTTAGGTTGGATTTAATATAAGGTTTTTCCCATCCTTTAATCTTTGGGTAAATGTCATCGTCTGCTAAAAAAACAAAATCAAAATCCTCAGCTAATTCCAAGCATTTATTTTTTGCTTTTGCTATTCCTTGCTGCTTATCAAACCTAAAATTTGCATTCTTTACTGGTATAGTTGATGCATCATCAACAATAAATATTTTAGCATTTTTAGGTTTATATTTTTTCCATTCTGCTAAAGAAAAATCTAAAACAGAATTCCTATTCCTAGTAGTTATACAGATTGCGATTCTTTCCATTGGATAAAGCTTGGATGATCTGAAAATAAAGTTTGATTATATTTTTGATTGAATAATTCTAGCTTAGACCACATTAAATCATTTCTATCACTAATGTTTCTTTGCTTTAATGTTTGGCTACCCAAATGATTTACTCTAGCAGAAGGCACTAACATTGGAGGCATATCAATTTTCTTTAATTGCTCAACTAAAGAATTGTCAGCAAACCAAAAATCAAAATCCTCATCAAGTCCACCAATTTCTTTATACAATGACCTTTTCATCATAAATGCCCAACCAGATAAGTTTCTGCCACACTGCCACCCTATTTCATTTTCTGTAATATCCTTTTGTCTAAAGTCAGTTATTGCAATAGGACTTACAATAGGATAGTCAGCAGCTAATAAATTATGCAGCCAACCATTTTTAAACATCAAATCATTGTTACAAAACATGATCCAAGGAGCATTACCACGAACTGCTCCAAAATTTAAAAATTTGTTATAATTAAATTGTGAATTGGGATTGTATGTCGCTGCATTTTTATAGAATAAATTAGTCTTTTCTTCTACGACAATACAATTTACTTCCAAGCCATTTGCGGCTTTTATGCAACTATCAATGGCGTGCTGAGTCATTCTTGGCCCTATTTTAGTAGCGTTTGAAATAAACACCACATCTACTATTGGATTCATATTACTTTTTCGTTTATTTCTTATATTAGGGATATACTCTTGAGCAACTGTTGTTAAATCGCTGTAATCATAATGATAAAGAACTTTATTAATTTTAAACTCACTTTTTAAATGTGGTTTTAGAATCTTTGCATAAGCAGCATCCTCAGCTCTAGGTAAACTTGGAAAAGAAACCTTTGTTGAAACTTCCTTTTTTATTACTGGGATATGATTTGGCAACCTAAAATATGCCTCATCAGTATTGTAGTCGTTAGGAAAATCTTTAGAATAGTAACAGATTTTAGGATTGTTCCCATTTAGGGAAACAGAAACCTCAAAAACAATTGAGTCTGCATTAGAATCAATTGCCTCTAAAATAGTTGAAATGTAATCAGTCTCAATACGATCATCACAATCAACAAATGAAATGTATTTACCGCTTGCTATGCTAATCATAAGATTTCTCTTATCACCTAGCATAATGGTTTTATTATCTATTAAATAAATAATTTCAACCTGCTTTTGGTCTTGTTCTGGCAATGCCTCTAATTGACCATAAAGCATATCCAATGATTTAGGCAAAAAGGTATTTCTTCGGCCTGCTACTGAAGGAACTAAAATTGATAATTTCATTTAAACCAAATTATTCCTGTACCTGAATGATGACCAATATCTGTCCAATCTGCTTTCTGTTCTGGAATTTGTTCCCAAAGTTTAGAAAGTTCATCAAAAAGCACAATATCATCCATTAGAACTATTCCTTTCCATTTAATTTCTCTTAAATAGTTTAATACTTCTTGTTCGTAAATACCATCATGCATTGTGTCAATAAACAATAAATCAAAAGAATCATCAATAAATTTATGACCATTTTCCATTATTGAAAACGTAACATTCTCAGGCTTATCATTTAAAGAAATATAATCTTGAACATCATAGCTAAATACCTTGTTTCCTGATTTAGAGAGACAAAGAGCTGAATGTCCTCTAAAAGTCCCTAATTCCATAATATTACCTTTTACCTGGCCACCAATCCAGGTAAGTAATCTATAATGCTCTTCTCCAGCTTTCATATCTATATATTGAAAATTGGTGTCATCATTTGGAATTGATTCCATGATTTTAATCATGTCAATTGAATTAAGCGTTTTTTTTGTAGGTTTTTTCATAATTATATTTCGCCACAAGGCTTACAATTTTTTTTGAAATATACTTTGCAATCAGTCCCTTCATGGTTGCATGGTTCTTCATTAAAGTAAACCTGACCTTCACTAGCCTTAGAAGTAAACCGAAGGCAGGATAATTTTAGTTTGCATCTTTGAGGCTTACACATTGTAAAATTTGCCATATCAAATAATTTATTTTAAAGTAAATGATTTTGAATTAGTTAAACAAAAAAAGGCGAGAAAATTTCTCGCCCTTTTACACTAAACACAAACACAAAACACTATTAAGTAGTTTCAAGGATAGCCTTTGCAGCTGCAAAAGTTCCTTTAACCAATACTGGAGTATCGTTAGCAGAGATAAACTGCACCAAACGCTGCTCAATTCTTACAGTCTTCAAGTTGTCGATGAAGTCATCGCCAGACTCTCCGATAGCTACCTGCAAACCGCTTCTCAAACGTACGTTGATAACTGAAAGGTCACCACCTACAAAGTTAGCAGCAGTTCCAGTCAAAGCGTTGGTTGGGATAATGTTTACACCCCAAGCAGTAATTCCACCTTGTGCGTTGAAAGTAACGCCAGCTGGCAAGATATATTGCTTCTCTGCATCTTTCTCAGAAAGCATCAAGTGATACTGTCCAGTCTCAACAAATACTCCTGTAGCAGTTCCGTTAGCAGCTCTTACTTGAGCGATAATTCCGTGGATAACATCCCAGTTAGTAGCAGACTCAACACCACCAGCCATTGAACCGCCAGTGAAAGTGGTAGACTTAGAAAGCAAACCAGCAAGCTGTGGAGAAGTTCCGTTACCAGTAAACAATTGGTTTTCGATTACAGTCTCAACACGCTTTACACCATTGGTTTGGATGTAAGAAGCCAAGTAAGCAGCATCTTCCAACATTTCCATAGAAACCTTCATGTGTACACCGATTTTCTCAACCTTAGCTCTCTGCTCTTTGTATTGAACGTCGATTTGAGTTTTCTCAACACCTTCGCCAATCATTACTGGAGTTCCTTGCTGATCGTATTCTTCAACCCATACTGCATACTGAGTTCCGATTGCTCCAACACTTGCGTTAGCAAGGTAAACCAACAAACGCTGACGGATAGGAGAAACAACACCAGTAAACTCGGAGATTGTTACTTGTCCAGAAGACGCTTCGTTAGCGATTGTAGAAGCCAAAGTAATGGTTCCAACTGACTTCTCGTTAATTTCAAATACCAAAGGAGCTTTAAGACGAGCGTTAGGCTCAGACTTCAATCTTTCGATTTCAGCTTGTACTGGAGCATAAGCCTTCATGAAAGCAGTCTTGAAATCTTCACCGCTAACTTCTTTCTCTACTGCATTCTTCTGCATTGCAATGTCAAGCTTGTCAAGTTGCTTTTGCATCTCAGCAGCTTCTTCCTTAGTTACTACACCGCTAAGAGACTTAAGTAAGCTCTCAGCCTTTTCGAAAGCTTCGTTAGCTTTCACTTCTGCATTACTAGCCTTTGCCTTAAGAGCCTCGCCAGCTTCTGCAATTACTGCCTTTACGGCATCAATTGTTAGATTTTCCATGATTCAAATTGTTTTTTAAGTTCGTTAATTGTAATTATATCTACGGGCTCGGCTTCTTTAATCTCCAAAGTAGGCTCGGCTGGCTTTAGAAATTCCAAAAGTGATTTAAGTTGATTTTCTAGTTTTTCAAGTGTTTCATCGGTTGCATCTGATGTCTTTACAAACTTCTCAAGTCTGCTAAGATATTCAAATGCGTCCGATTCGCTTTTAAGGTCAATAAAGGTAGTTTCAGGATTGGCTCCCAAGAATTGGACTGCTGAGCCTTCATACATCATTACTTCCTTAATTAGGTTGGCTTTTGCCTCCTGATCGAACTGCTCTTTAATAGTTCTAAATCCAAATGAGTGCTGATTTATCAATTCGCTCTCAATCATCTTCTGAAAGTCAGCTCCAGCGGCATGGCTACCAATTTTAGCCTCGTAACGCAAGCCTTTATTGTCTTCGTAAAGATTGTTGATTTTTGCGACAACTTTGTTCTTATCGTGATCTAGCAAATACTTGATTAACTGCTTTCCTTGAGGGCCACGCTCCATTACTGTCTTAGTAAAAGCACCTGCCTCAATTACATCGCCATCCAAGTCTTTGTTGCCAAACATGGCAAAATAGCCAGAAACAATACCCTGTTTCATGTCGCTATCTGTAAAGCCTTGGTTTAATCCTTTTTTTACAAAACCCATATCGCTAGTCTTTTCTAATTCCTTTAATTTATTCCTACTCCAAGTCAAAGCAGCCCTACCCCCCCATGCATCGTACATCAATAGACCACAACCATCAGAATAAGATGAAGAAGATTCTAAATCAACTTCATGTCTGCTAAGATAGCTAAACATTCTTTTAATCGTATCAACTGACACTGGCTCGCCGTTTGCAAGCTGATTTGCCCTCTGCTTTCCGACCGGAGTACCACATGGCCCCCATCCGTTCTCATCAACGTATTTCAAAACTCTTTTGGCATTATTTCTAACCGCCTCGGGATAATCTGAATACGTCTGCTCGGCTTTCTCTAGCATTGCTTATTCGTTTAGACAAATATACAAATAAATAAAATTAACAAACAAAACTGCTTACAGAACAAATGTATCCTTAAAATACCTTCTAGCGTAAGATTCTGAAACGTAAACCACTACACATGAGCAGTTTATAGTCTGAGCAGCTCCTCCGTTTAAATCGCCAGGCTTGTCCATCAATACCTGAACTCCATTCGTAAAAAACACAAAAGGCTGATCAAATCTTATCGGTTTATTCTGTGCTTGTATGTGC